AATGCTCTTTGCGTATTCTGCCATGCAGTCTCTTAGAGCTATTTCTGAAGGCGTCATTTCAAAGCCTTCATTTCTCAATTTATCACCGTTGATAATACAATTAGATCTTTTAGCCACCGTCATGGTGTCTAATTCTGCTTCGGTGATAACTTCGAATTTGTGTTTAGGAACATACTTTTGATATTCCCTCATAACGTCTGCTGCGGACAATGGACCTGGATTAACCACGTGGTATAAACCAGTTTTTGAATTGTCAATGACCCAATCAACAACGTTTACTAAATCGTCTACAAATGTCATCGAGTTAGGAACATCGATAACCTTGCTGTAACCTTTAACTTTATTTATAAAGTTACGTGGATTATTACGCGTAGACACAGGCATGCGTATGCGTAAGGTTGTAACATTCTTCATCTGACCAAGGGCAAGGTCACATGCATACTTAGTCTTAGAATAGTAGGACTTTGGATTGGCGAAGTCAGTTTCTTTCCAACCTAAATCTACTTTCCTTTGAACATTAAAAGCATGATCTTCTTTGTTGCCAGGCAAAGCTAAATAATGTTTCTCCATTTTCATTTCTTGATTAGGAGACTCTCCAAAGAAGATGCAGCCTGATCCAATATGGATCATCTGAATGTCGTGCTTGTCGCATTCATCCGCTAGCATGAGCGGGATGACGACATTCGACATATAAGTTTTGGTTTTCTCGGTTTCGCATTGGTCAACGTTTGGGCGACCGCAAAAACCAATACAATTTATAACTACGTCTGGCTTATGCTCTTCGATGAAGTTAGAAATTGCTTCTTCGTTAGGAGTGATTCTAACTGGAATGGTTGAACCAAAATCACCTTTTGTTGTTGCAATCTCGTAAGGCAAATGGGCTGCAATAAAGCCGTTTCCAACAGTAATTATTTTCATCTATCCTCAATGACTAATATGAAATCTCATCTCAAATTATATCACGAGTTTAGGCACTTTTACCTTTGTAGTAGAAGAAATTGTTGACGAAGTTGATGGACTCATGCGTACCAGCGTCACTCCAAAGTCCATTTACTCTTGTATACTGTAATTTGTTAGCTTTATTGTACTGATCAATAATATCGGTAATTTCGTACTCACCGCGAGCGCTTGGCTTGATTTGCTTAAAGAAATCGAAATATTGTCTGTCAAAAAGGTAGCACCCAGTAATGGCGTAGTTATCATATTGCTCGTCAATAACTTTTGGCTTCTCCACGATGTTGACGATCTTACCGGAGGAGCGGTCAATGGAAGCAACTCCGAACCTATTGAGTTCCTGATGTTTATGAAGAACTATCTGGGCAGCTTCGCCCTCGCCGAAGTTTATTGGGTTTTCAAAAATATTGTCACCAAGGACAACTACGAATTTATCTTTGATAAATGATTCGCAAAGATTAATACCTTGAGCAATACCAATTGGCTTACTTTGGTAAACATAATTAATGTTTAATCCAAACTTCTCACCATCTTGTAAGTGTGAAACAACTTGACTAAAGTGGTCTCCACCTAAGACAATTGTAAGGTTCTTAATTCCAATATTCTTTATTGTTGATACCGGATAATCTATAATAAATTTATTATAGACTGGAACCATATGTTTGTTAAATAATGAAGTTAGAGGTGCTAATCTAGACCCCGTGCCACCAGCGAGGATAATGCCATTCTCAATTGCCATGACAAATCATATATCTTTGGCATGTCAATATTTGAATATTTCTAGAGGAAGGAAATACCAATGCTAGAAAACATATTATTATCCGCTGCTTATTATGAGTCTTTCAGTAAATTCGCGTCTGCCCTAAAGCCAAACAAGATGTTGAATACTAGCGAAATGGCTTCAATCGCTGCCGATACCCTTGAGGATTTTTATGTTTCTGCTGCCGACACTGGCGCCTCTGAGGATGAAATCAAAGCATTGGGCGAAGAATTATTCCTTCACGTATTGGCTGAGCTAGATACCAAAGCAGACGAAAACGATGCTGACGTCAAAGATTTGGAAAGAGAAATCTTCCAAGGCTTAATGGATCAAGTAGATCTATAATTGGTCTCCCCAGTAGGACTCGAACCTACATTAACCCGCTTAGGAGGCGAGTGCCCATCCTTTAGACCATGAGGAGATTATTCGTTAGCTATTTTGGCTAAGATTTCTCCATGACATGGTAATGGAGAGCACCAGCAGCCTAGAACCTTACCTTTTAATTCCTGTTTAGCCATAGCGACTAATTCAGGTTGTTCTAATAGCCATTCTTCAAATCTGCGGATTGATTCTTCCCTAGATTCTACAACTACATAATATTCATCTAAATGCTTATGATGCGTAAAGGGATTGCCCCATTTTCCGGGGCGCCCAATGTACACATCATAAGGTTCCTTTTTACAATGAACTACAAGCTTCATAAAATTTCCAATACTATAGCTTCGCCAACTTTACGTGAACCTTCCATACAATCTAATACATCATCAACCTCTACAATCCATAAATCAGGACGTATTGGTGTCAATGTACATTCGGCAGATTCACCGGGCTCAATCTTTTGAACCTCAGTAAAAGTAAGCATAGCCCCATTATATTCTGGTTTCCTATCGGATTTCCAGTCAGGACGATAGGTAGTAAGGATGGGAGTTTTGCGAACTCCCGCCAAAGCGGTAAATTTAACTTTTAATTGTTTCATTTCTTTGCAGGAGCAACAATGGCGGACATAAACTTGCCTTCCATGCTGATTGGTGGAACTGTCTGGATTAAACCAGCAAGCTCTTTAAACAACCATTCAATCTTGGTTTTGCCAACTTCCGGGTGAGTGATTTCTCTACCACGGAAACGAATGGTGAATTTGACCTTATGACCCTCAGCTAGGAATTCCTTAGCTTGATCAAGCTTGTGAGAAAGGTCATTCTGATCAGTGTTAGGACGGAAAGTTAGTTCTTTAAGCTCTTGAATCTTTTGATTCTTCTTAGCCTCAGACATCTTCTTCTTTTCGTCATACTTATACTTACCATAATCAACTATCTTGCAGACGGGTGGTTGAGCGCGCGGATTTATTTCTACCAAATCCAGATTTTCATTTTGAGCTAACTTAAGGGCATCTCTAGTGGACATTATACCACCATTATCACCATTGCTTAAAATAACTCTAACTTGTGGCACCCTAATAAATTGATTAACTCTTATACGATACTGTGATTTGGTATTATCAACACTCATTCCTGTATTTCCCTCATTTTTAACAAAAGACTGGCTACGTTTTTCATTTCTTCGTATGAAAGAAATTCACCCTTTATAGAATTACAAATCCAACAACACGAACAAACATTATCAATAGTGTAACCTTTACTATTATCTTTTCTATCCAGACCAGAAGCAAAGATAGATTTTTCACCAAATAAATTACTACAATAACTACATGGTTTTGAGATTTCATTAATAAAATCATCTAAAGATAAAGAAAATTCTAAACCTCTTTTCTTTGCTTGATTTTTTGTGTTTGAAAATCTCTTTTTCGGAGTTTTCTCGTACTCTTTACTATAATCCTTCATATAAGATTTTTGGTATGCAATATAATCTAAGTCATTTTTTCTGCGTTCCCATACTTTCTTATTATTCTTTTTACCCCACTCTTTTTGATACTCTTTCTTTTTATTTGGATCTTTGTATGGCATTGATACCTCATAAAAAATATATCAAATGGATTAGATTTTGAAATATTAAATTAAGTCTGAACCTGATTTAATTTTTCTTCTAATACTTCTCTAGCAGCTTCTAGTAAATCGTTTAGGCGGTTGCTAGTGTAGAATTCTCCTTTGATTCCTCTTGTGTTGTAGACAGAATAGCCTAAACTAGTTAAATGATTGAAAACTTTATCATGAGTTGGATTGTCCATTGTTTTATCCAACTCAAGGGCAATTGCAAGTGCGCAGAATTTGCCCTCGTGATAATTGTAACTATCCAGCACCATCTCGCCAGGATATTCAATTACTCTTTTTAATTGTTCAATGGTAAGCTGGCGCAAACCATTTTTAAGTCCAATTTTACGCGGATCTTCCAAACTTTTCTCCTAAATATTTTCCAAGAAAATATAATCCGAAAAATGGTGAAATGGCTAGACAAACAGGCCAAAATACTGAAGCGAAAATAACTAGAGCAACAGCCTTTTCTAGATTATCATCATGATTATAAGGGTCGTCACCTTTAATTTGTTTGGAGTAAATTCCAACAAATAAAAACCCAACAACTAAAAATATCAATGCAATCGCAATCCAAACTTCCATTACTTCTTAACCTTTAATTTTGTAATATCAATACCATAATCTTTTAAATTAGAAATATCCACTGTCCAAGGTTTTTTACTTCTATCAGACCATTGTTGGAAAGCTTTTTTGATATGTTCTTCAGCTTTATCCTTAGATAGCTTATTTACCTTCATAAAGTGTTTTAATGCTTTATCTCTTTTACCTTGAACTTCTGTTAATCCAAAATGTTTAACCTGATGACAGTCTGGACATAATGAAATCATTCTTTCTAAAGTCTGAATGCATTTCTTGTCATCATATAACCATACTTCATGGCATTCAACCGGATGCTTTGGTCCCTCTCCGCCGCAAATCTCACAAACATAATAAGCTTGCGCATAGACGGCAGACTTCAGCTTATCCCATTGTGCTTTTGTTACAATAGCACGTACGTTGTTGTACCACGAAGTGGCAGGGACCAGTTCAATATCTAGAATTAATTTCTTCGTCATCTACGGTTAGATAATAACTTTTCCGCTCTTTCTTTTCCGAGATTTTTAATCAAATGAGGCTCGGCACGGGCGAGAAAATCATTCCTTTTGAAAAGCTTTTCTTTGCCCCAAAAGGTCATAGATAATGCGCCAATAATAGCAGTATCACTAAGCATAGTGATACCCACATTTGCAAGCCATATATCTACAATATTAAAATCACCATTACGAAACTGCTCCTCAATCCAGGAGATTACTTCGTAACAATCATCAATGTCTTCGTCTTCCATTGTTATCCTTGTGGGTGGTGTGGGGATCGAACCCACGACCCAAGAGTTTTAGAGGCTCCGGCTCTGCCACTGAGCTAACCACCCATGTGTTTTATAAGTTCATCTGTTTCTTTCATCTCGATAATCGTCTCGCAACGCGAGACAACCCTACGAATCTCATATACCAACTCGCGAACATAATACGAGTAAGCATTCGGAACCATCGACTGAAGCCTCTCGAAAATATCGTAATAATGTTCCTTGACTTCTGCAATTTGTTTCTTTTGAAAATTGATAGTGCTTCCCTTAACCATTAGACTTCTGAGATTATCAAGCTTGTCACAACCCTTGAGAGTCAAGACTCTCCAGTCATCACAAATCGCAAGTCTGGCAAGATATCCTTCCTTAGGAACTTTACTTAGAACCTTGATGATGGAAACGATATCCGAACCAAAACAATGCTCAAGAAGTTCTGGAGTTAGATCTTCGGTATCTTCCAAAGAGTCATGAAGAAGCGCAGGGATAATCATATCTTTACGGATCATCTTGAGTTCATCCATAACGATGATGGCAACACGCCTTGGATGCTCAAAATAACGGATAGGCTTTCCCTCTGAATCTTCTTCTTTTCTAACTTGAGCTCTATGACCGAACTTCGCCAAATAATAGGCAAGTTTAATTTCTTGCAAATCTGAACCTGCGAGAAATGGTTTAATTCGATTATAGAATGTTTCTTTGTTTTCCATTTTTATTTCTCTTTAGGATTAGCTCCCCCGGTGGGATTCGAACCCACGACACATCGTTTTAGAGGCGACTGTTCTAACCACTGAACTACGGGGAAATGGGTGCCGAGGATGATTCGCACATCCCTCCTTCCACTTAAATAGTGGACGCTCGTTCAATGAAGTACTGGCTGCGTTCTACCACGTTCGTAGACCGTGTTCCTTGCTAACTGAGCTATCGGCACAATAAAAGATTATGACTCTTTCTTTTCGGCGATCTCGTGCTCCTCGAATCCTTTATTAACTAATACGGTTAATTCCTCATTAGTCAAATTGGGCCAATTTTCGGGTCTCTCTTTGGGAAGAGGGTAACACACACCAGCATCCCAACTATGTAAGATGCATACAAACATTGGTAGTTGACCTTCTTGCGCAGAAACGAAAGTTGGACAACCACATGTACATTCAGGTCCTGGTTCTTTATCTTGCCATTCTGATTTCATTGTCATACTCCTTTAATCCTAACTGAAGGTTTGAACACAATTTCTTGGATTTTTGTCCAGGCTCAATTGCAATTGCTGTAATCTGATTATCGATATCAGGCTCCCTAAAGATAGAGAACTTGATTCCTTTTGCCAAAGCAGATTCTGCCAACTTAATTAATTCGTGCTCATCTTTCACTGAAAGGAAACCCAAGTAATTAGATTTTTCGAACCACTCTTTATCGATATCAGGATGATCCTTCGCGAATTCCCTGAGTGCGTGCATTCCCTGCACGGCTTGGTAACCAGGACTAATATCTTGTCTTGCAATGATGTATAGCTTATCGCCTTCTTTAATCTACGCCATTTTCAACTCCATAATTTTTGGCAAATCGCTTTGCCACGTTTGTTAATTTGATTCCACTTGATTTTGAACGAATCAGAATTGGTTCCCCCAAACATTCTAGCATTTGAATGAACTTCTGCCAATGCAGTCAAAAGCAATGTAGGTGCTTCGGGATGTTTGATAAACTCATCAATATCCGCTGCCTTCATGGTATGGACAATCATATCCATACTCATAAGTTTTTGAGCCTGAATGCTACCACCAGCTTCTTGCCATGTTTTAGCAGACACTTCAGCATGATTTGGAAAATGTCTTCTACCCGCATCATCTATGACAATGCAATAAGGTTTTCCACAATCATGATAAATTGTATACTCTTCAATAATATCTAATGGACACAATGATTCAAGAATCTGTGTTCTATATTGTGTTAGCCATTCAGGAAGACGCCAACCATCTGAAATGGATCCAGTCTTCAAATAATCAATTAATTGAAACATATGATCTCTAACAGAGATGCCATGTTCATAAACAGATTGCGTACTCGTTTGAGGGCAATCCTTCATATCACGAATGATTTGATGTAGCTATGCTTCGTTCATCTTCATACCCATATTATATATCTTATTATCCGGAAGTCAACCGTCGAGAATTTTATTTAATAATGCACGGGGGTTAAGTAGCTGCTCTGGCTTCGGCGTATCAAGAAGCCAAGTTACATGCTCTTTAGTTCCTGGTACGTAGTGTTCAAGGTGAAGCATCGTTGTACCATTCCCTTTATCCTTTTTGAGGACAGGAATGATAATGCCGAGTTTTTGACCTTCTGCAACCTTCATGCCAACTGGATTAGCTTGTGGGAGCAAATCAATTACCGGCATCAATTCACAATATCCAATAACTCCAGACTTGCCTTCCACCATTATGGACCATGTTGTATTCCACCATGGACTTGGAGGATCGGCAACTGCGCCAGTGAAAACTTCAGAATTAACAATGACGCCATCTTCAATTGCATAAACTTCCTGTAAAACAGGACAATAAATATCAATGCCTGGATGATGGTAGAAGGAGCGCCTAAAAGCAAAATCCCCTACACTGCCTTCATTTGGGATTTTTGGCTCAAAATTTTTAAATGGCCATTTCATGGTATTTCCTTAAAGGAGTAAAATATGGCAGCAAAATTAGTTCCAACAGTTAAAACTACTTATACCTTAAATCAATTAATTGGTGGCTTAGTTGAGGGTTGGTATAAGAAATTCGGTGTAATTCCAGAGAAAAAGCAAATCGGCGTTCTATATGCACAAAATGCATTAGAAACTGGCGGAACCGTTTCAATGTGGAACAACAATATTGGTAACGTTAAATTCGTTCCAAATAAGAATCCAGAACTTGACAACGGTATTGAATATATGATGCTAGCCAACACTTGGGAAATGGTTAATGGTAAGAAGATTATTTACCAACCTCCACACCAAGCAACTTGGTTCAGAGCATTCAAGACATTAGGTGACGGTGTAGCTCATCACTTAGACTTCCTAAGAAACAACCGCTATAAGAAAGCCTGGACTGCTGTTGAAGCAGGAAGCCCTGCTGAATTTTCACACTTATTAAAAGTTGCTGGATATTATACAGCGGCAGAAGCTGATTATACTAGATTGATGAATACTTACTTCAATAAGTTCATGAAGGATACAACTTTCGAAACAGCCGTTGCTGCTTTGGAAGCATCCATCAAAAAAGAGCCTGAGCCAGAGAAGAAGCCATCAATCTGGAATAAAGTATTCGATTGGTTCGGCAAAGGATCTTCCTAATTAACCAATCCAGAAATTAACTACGCGCTCATATTGACGAGGACAATCCATCTTCGTCACTACTGGACCTTCCATTCCGAAAGGTGCGTTAGGGTTTGGTGTATACTGAGCATGATACCACCAACGCTTATCGCTAAATCGAGAAGGGTCTGGGTCATCTGTTCCCCAAACATACACTTCTTCAATTAGACCAACGTTGCAATCATATTCGAATAGATCGCCTCGGTTCTCTAACATAATTTTCTCTGCTTCTTCGAATGAAGCAACAATTGCCCAAAGACGTTCATTTGTTTTAATGAATGAAGGCTCTTCATTGTCTTTGGAACGATGATCGTATTCCAATCGCATTACGCCGAGAGCATATACTTTCATTTATTTGCTACCGCCTTACAAAACTCAATAACTTGTTCATCAGTAAAATCCTGACGAGCTAGGTTAGCCATTACTGCAACGAATCTAACATTGCCTTGCATGTATCCAATAGAATTATCTATTCTATCCAAAGATGCATTTTTAATACTTTTTTCAGAAAAGCCAATCCTAGTATCGATTGGTAATATTAGATTCCATCCGGTTAAAGGACAGGTTCCTTGTTGCTTTTCCCAAAGCTCTTTAAGGTACTCTGGTGTAATATCACATCCATACCCCTTCTTTTTATTTCTATATTCCCCACGCAATACAAACCATCGAAAAGGCGTATATTCATCTTTACGATTATCAGCAATTAAAAATTGTGGATTTCCAATTCTTGGAATTTCTGAATTGATTTTAGTTGCTGCGCATGATCCTGTGCAAAAGAATCTGGCATTACCTTTTTTAATCTGGCGTCGATATTCTTTTGCAACTTTTTCAAATTCTTTATTACAATTTACACAATTTAATTTGATTGTCTTTTCCATACATACTATATATCAGTATGCGTGGAGATGTGCGGTAATTGGTGGAGATGCTGGATACTGCCTCCAGGTCCGCGATAGTCCGCATTAAAATTCGTTCACAAGTTTAGGATCAAGTTCAATGTACTTGCCAACATTGTTTGAATTCGCTCATTCGGGCTATTTACTGTTGTTTAAAACTAAATCCCGTAACCGGATATCAGTTCGATCTTTAGTGATGGCGCTCTTAGATTACCAAAGCTATCTCATCTAAGAACGAATGGCTTCAATTAAGCAGCCATAAGCATTGCATTATCGTTTGCATTTATACGTTTAACTACTTTTTAACGGGGAGTAGTCAACATCCCCAACTTGCATTTTAATACTTCATACCCCGTCGAAATCTATTTCATCCCCATAATTTGTTAATATCTATCCTTAAGCAACTGGGATAGATGGATCGTGTCTAGTAGGCTTCTTATAATAATCAGCCCACTTCTCTAAGTCAAGTACAAGTTTTTGAATTCTATTTAAGTAAGCAGCAGGTGAATATTGTCCGCCTTGACGAGTCATTACGTCATATCCTGTGCCTGCATTGAAAGATGAAGTATAGAAAGTCCCACTGCCAATGATAGCTTTCAAATCACGGATTGAAAGTTCAATTCCGTCTGGAGCTATTCTACGAGCCTCGTCAGCAATCTTCCCAAAAACACTATCTAATGCTTCAATTCCGCGAGACTTAGCAGCATCCTTATTGGTGGTAACTAACTTATTGATTGCAGCAATACCGCCTGCAACTTCATTTGCAATTGACCTTGCGTAGGTCTTGCAAAGAGATTCAAAGTTAGCTTGAGCTAGTTTCTCAAATAGTTCCGCCGTTTTAAGGATTTGATCTGATTTCATAAATAGATGAAATAATATTCCCAGCAAAATGGAGCCCAATATCAGAATCGAACTGATGTGATCTCGTTACGAGGGAGACATAATACCACTATATGAAATGGGCAATAAAAAAGATCTACTCAACTGTCCCTCATCCGTCTATCGTTAATTCGACTGCCACCGTCAGGACCTTGTAGGAGGGGTTCTGCTCCCAATGGTTTCACCATCATA